CTCTCGCATGAATGTACCCATCTCAGGCTTACCTTTGAATGCTACAGAGTTATTAGCTAATGCTCTTTGCCCTTCATTCTCCCACCATTGACCTGACTTAGCATGTCTCATTTGGTCATCGCCTAAATTAGATAAAGAGATAAGAGCAGAACGTCTTACACCACCTACAACTACAACTTCACCAATCTTGCACATTAAATCGTGGCACTCAATAGGGAATAGTCTTCTACCTTTAGCTCCTTTGAACTTCTGTATGCAGAACTGAAATAATTCAACTAATGGTGCAGGTCCTGATGCTCTACCACCAAATGTTTTTAGTCTAGCACCTGCAGGTCTTACCTGTGATACATCCCATTTTGGAACTTGCCCTACATATAACATAGCAATAAGTTCTCTCAATGCTTTAGCCCAACCGGGTCTGCTGTCAGCCACAGTTATGATAGTAGTGCTGTCTTCAAAGTGTTCATTAACAATGGGTAGCTTGTCTACATTCTCACGTTCAACAGAGAATCCTACACCTGTGCCACACATAAGTATGTACATACACTCGTCAAAACTACGTGGACTATCTACAGGTATATAACTACAGTTATAACCACCCACGTGACACCTGTCTAAGGCAGGTCCTGCTGTCATCAAAGCTCTCATACTAGGCATAACACCTAAGTCCATTATCTGTTGAGTTAATTTATCTTTTAATGCTTTTGTTAAATTATAATCGTAATTACCTTTAAGGTGACTAGTCATGTAACTAAAATATCTATCTACTGTCTCACCCCAATTTTCTCTTCTTTGTTCATCGTCTTTCCATCTTGCATAGCGAGAGAGTGCTATAAAATTTTGGTAGTCTGTTGGTAAATAATTACTGTTCATTTCTTACTCCGTTAGTATTTTAATATGGGATATTTTAACACCCTCTAAGTCGTGAAATAGCTCACGCATATAATCCTCAAAGTCTTCTGTAACATCTCCATCTGAAGGAATAGGATATTCTTCAGGGTCAATAATAAGTGTAGCCATAATCTTAACTCTCATCGCAAACCTCTATAAGTTTATTCAAATACCATTGAGCCTTCTTTAAATCTTCTAAGCCATTCTTGTATTTGTATCTCCATAAGTACTTAGCGATATTACCTTGCAGATAAGACTCAAAACCTTTACCTAACATAGCTTCCAAAGCATCAATGCATTCAATCCCTGATTCATTGTAATGTTTAGGGCTATTGACCATATCTTCTTTTTGTTCTTCCTGTTCTGCTTTCATTCGCATGTACTCCAAATGTCTTATCATTGTAATTTATTATCGTTATCAGATTCAAAAGATAGTAGCACAACATTATCTTTTTTGTCAACTACTTTTAACTTAGGCTTCTCAGCCTTCTCATATTCATCTGCTTCTTTTACTGCTCTTTTTCTAAGGTCATCATCCTTTTCCATGATAGCTATAGTGGCACATAAAGCCCTACAGAAATCTAATACACCATAGTAATCGTCATCATTAAGAGGATTGTTTTCAGAAGTCATTATAAAAACATTAACTTCAGTTGTCCAATTAAAGTTCTTATCCATCTGTGGTCTAACACATATAACAAAATCTTCATCTAATACTTTATTGCCTACACTCATTTAACTCTCCTTACTTTAGCACCTGTAAACTTTATAAATTTAGGGTGTTTATTCTTGCCCTTTTCTTTGAGCCAATCTTCAGGAATTATCCTGTCGTAATACCTAAATCCATACTTGTCACACCATTGCCCATAAGAAGATTTAGCACCCTTTCTTAGTTTGCTTCTACTGTTAGTAAACACAAACCTAATATCTAAGTTAGGGTGTTGTCTTTTTATAGCTAAATGTTTTCTTCTATCTATTGCTAGAAACCTACCCTTTGTTTCTATTATAATTCCATTGTTTAATATAAAGTCAGGGGTATAGGTGCGATATGATAAGTCTTCCCACTCTATCTTAATAGATTCATAATCATATTTATGCTTTAGCTCTGTAAGATAGACAGATATGGTGTGTTCTAATCCACTCCTATACCCATGCTTTATTGCATCTCTTCTTATCTTATGAGGAGACAATTAGAAGTTTCGCCATGAAATAAAAGGATTGCTATATGAATATGTATTAGAATAGCCTAAGTTTTTAAGCTCTTCTTTTACTGCTTCATCTGCAGCTTTTCTAGCTTCAATAGCATCACGCAGACCTGCAGTACGTAGGTCACGATATTCTTTTTTTGCTTCAGCTAGTTGCTTTTCCATTTCTTCAATGTTCGCTTTTAGTTCATCTAGTGATTTACTCATGCTACTCTCCTTTCAACTTAACATATTGAACCATTTTAGGTTCTCTAGCTTGAGACATCTGTGCAGGTAACTCACGTAAAGTTTCCCAACACGATTGCCTATATGAACAAAATGTGCAATTTTTATTTAAAACCATATTGCCTGTAGGTTTACCCCTAAAGGTTTCAGGCTCAGGCTCAAAGCATCGCACTAAATCGTCTGATTCCGTTGCCTTTATATTCGTTTTGATTTTGTCAAGCTCTTTATCCATGTCAATATTGGCACGAACATATTTAAAATGACCATTGGCTTTGTTTACAACCCACCAACCACCTGCCTTCTTGTTAGAAGCCTTTGCGTAACCTGCTAGTTGTCCAACATAACCAAAACTATCGCCTGAATGTAAAGATTCATAAGAATCAAACTTATATTTATATGACCAATCAGATGCAGATTTGATATCGTCAACTGCATCATTCATAACTAAGTCATATGAACCTGATATAGTAGTTTTTTCGTCAATTTCAAGAGTAACTGTATCACTATTTTCAAATTTTACATTAGCTTCTCTTAATACTGCTTTAAATACTGCTTCTACTATATCTCCAATCATCATGTTCATTATGAAAGTGGTAGGTTTAGGTAACGCAGTCTCAGGTTTATTCTTTTCAAACCAAAGCTGACATGAGGGTCTGCCTATATTAGACATACGTAACCTAAACTTGTCATCCCTTTTAGTGTTGAACTGACGATTCAAAGCATCTTTAATATCATTAGCTACTTGTTCAATATTTTCTTGACTCATAGCTGAAGCACCACTTGTGGCATTCTCAAGATACTGATGAATCATCATTTCAGCAGGATGGTTCACTATACCACCTCTTCATCTACATTAACATCAATGAAATCATCAACGATGTCTTTATCCTCTTTGCTTACAGGTGCTTTAGCTTTCATTTCCCATTCATTAAATATATAACTGTTATAATTATCTATCCATGCCATGAAGTTTATGAAAGTATTTTGGTCTTCATCTGTCACTTTAACAGATTTCTGCAAGTCAAGTGAATAGTTAGGTAAATAAAAAGATGAACCACTAGGTATCTTCCTTTCTTCACTAGTCAACGTAATGTAGTGTTGAACAGGAAGTCTCTTAGTTTGATTAAACTTATTAAAAGGTTCTCCCATTGTCTTAAATGCATCACGATTGTCAATCTCCCATATAAAAGGAGTGTTAGGTTCTAGTGTAACTTTGTTGCCTTTCTCATCTTTAGCATCAGGCATATCAATAGTACCTAAGATTACTCTTACTCTTTTAATCTGCTTGATTACTTCCTGTGTAGCCACAGGTAATGCCTTAAAGTCCTTGATATATCCTGATGGCTTACCACAGTTGAAGCTACCCTGATTGTCCTTTAAGTCATTATTTAGATTATCTGCCATAAGTGTCTTGTGATAAACACCCATAGGTTCACCCTTCTTAGCAGACATATTCTTGACAAACCTTTTATACATAAACCTCTGTATAAAGGGTCTGATTTCAGCAGTTGGCGAGTAGACAATAGGTAAGTCAGGTCTTTCTAGTTTGAATGAACCTGCTTTCACAACGACTGTCTCTACAGTTTCATCACCAATCTTCTTCATGCCCATAATATTATTATGATGCAATCTCATTCTTGGGAGTGGGTTCGCTTTACTTGTATCAGATGAACCTGTTTCTCCTGCGATACCCATAGCTTTTGCCATCTCTGCATAGTTATTAGTATCTATTGTAGTTATTTCATTTACCATTTTATTCCTTTCTATAAAAGTTTATAAGTTATATCATATAACGTCTTTAGTGTCAAGCCAATTATTACCTATTTTTGCTTCTAATAATAGTGGAACATTGAACTCTAACTCAAATGCAGAATTAATTAAACTAATCATTCTACTATTTACTATTTTAATAATGTCAATTACTTTTTCTACTTCATCAGGGTGTATATCTATAACTATAGAATCGTGTACACTATTGACAATACAAGATTGTAGTTTGTCTAACTCACTCTCTATGTTTATTAAAATGAGTGGAACTATATCAGCAGTAGCAAATGACTGAACAGGATAGTTCTTTATTTGTGTGAAGTGAGATACTTTACCATAAGAGTTTCTTCTGACATCAGGGAATGCAAACTGTCTACCTGATGGTGTAGTTATCTTACTAGTGCTTATAGCCTCTTTAGCCAATTTGGAGTGCCATAATGCGATTCCTTTGTACTTTTCTGTGAAGTGTTTGTAATATGTAGCTTGAGCATTCGTTCTCCCAAATCCTGTTGCTCCATAGAGGGGTGCAAAGGTATGTGCTTTCGCTTCTTGACGAGATGTTTTCTCACCTGCATTAGTAATAACACTAGCAGTATAACTATGAACATCAAATCCATCTTCTATCTCCTTCATTGCAGTTTGGTCTTGTGACAAGAATGCAGACACTCTGAACTCTAACTGTGCAAAGTCAGCTTCAAGTATTTGTCCACCTTCCCAACGTGATATGAATACTTTCTTGACAGGGAATGTGCCACCTCTAGGCATGTTCTGCATGTTAGGGTCAGCACCACTAAACCTACCTGTCGCAGTTCTGTGTTGCAATAGTCTTACATGTAACTTACCATCAGATTTAGTGTAGGTATTTATGCCTTCAACAAAAGATGATAAATAAGTATCTAATGCTGATAGTCTTTGTAAGTCACTTAAAAAATTAACTGCTTCTTGCAAGTTATTCTTTCTAGCTATGCCTTGTAGTATAGCTAAATTAGTTTTGTTAACTGTAAAACCATTAGCACTAACCCATTTAGCATTAGGTGCAGTAAACTTTAATCCTGCTACCAATTTACTAGGAACAAATATGTAGCCAACAGAATCACAGTTATCACATTTGGTAGGTCTAGCATAAGGTGTTCCATCTTTCTTAACCTTTCTGTAATAACCTGTGCCTTGACAGTCAGCACATTGCTGTGCCTCTGTCTTGTACACAATATCTGATTTATCTTTTACATTCTTTTTGTAGTCTGTTACATCCATGTAAGGTGTAAACGTGTTTGCCCATTCAAGTTTATCTTTAGGCTTTCTACTATATATAACCCAAGACATCTGTTCAGGACTATTGAGGTTGACACGTGTATCCCCCATTAATTTCTTTACCTGTACATTAAGTCTGTTCTCTATATCTAACTTTTCTTTTTCAAACTCTTCTCTAACTTCATTTAACTTATTCATATCAACAGTAAAACCATTCTGATATATCCTAGCCAATGTAACTGCTACACGATTTGTTAGTATAACTGTATTCATTAATCCTGCATACTCTTCTGTGTATAGCTTCTTATAGATTACATCTGATAATTCTTGTGTGGCTTTTAAGTCAGCAGATAAGTAGTCAGATAACTCTTGCTTTGGTATCTCATCAATAGGTGTTTTATTTTTAAAATACTCTTTCATAGTATCTTGTTTCTTAGTCTCTAAGTCATATCTGTTAGCACATGCTTCAAGAGATAATGGTTGTTTATTACCTCTCTGTAAAACATACTCACCTAACATTGTATCAAAGACTGAACCATCATACTTTAATCCACATTCCCATAGCCATAATAAGTCATGTACTATGTTATGCCCTATCAGTATAGTAGCTTGGTCTAATAATTCTTGAACACCATCAAAGTTGTCTCTGAATAGATACTCCTCTCCTTTATCTGTGAGACACCCAACCATAACTAATCTATTGTCAGATTCAAATGGGTCAAGATGTAGCTTACCATCTCTATGGGTAACTGTATTTTCTACATCAAGTGTTAATTTCATAATCAAATAATCCTTCTTTTCTTTGTTTTTCCGTGTGTTCAGCATGGCAATTAGCACATAGAACTCTACATTTTCTCATTTCATGTTTTATTGCTTTCATGCTGTAACCACGCATGGCACTAATATTTTTTTTCTTAATGTTTATATCCTTATGGTCAAATTGTAGAGCATCACTACTCTTTTTGTACCCACATACGAAACATCCTAAATATAATTTAACTCTTTTTGTAAAAGCCCTAATCCTTTTGATATGTTCTTTCTTTCTATTATTCTTACGAAGTTTAAAATTAGACATAGTTTTTGGAGAATACCAAAGTTCTGATATTTTACCATCTCTTATGTAGTAATACTGAAATGTATATCCATCTTCTCTTTTTTCTCCTGTTTTATCAGGTAAATTTAATTTTTTCACCTCTTCTTTTTTAAGGTATTTCATCTAATTTTTCCTTGTGCTTAGTTAGATATATAACAGCTTTCTTTAATCTTGTCAAGCTATCTGAGAATCCACCTAAACCAACATTACAATGATGGCACAACCAACCTCTAAATGAAAGGGAATCATGGCAATGGTCTAGTACCCAATTTTGCAATCTAGGTTGACCATACTTACCTATTTCTTTTATATCCCTGTCACATATAGGA